AAAGTTATCGCCACCGTAAAAACCGGCACCAAGATTATAAGCAAAGCTGAGCAGAGCGCCTCTTTTTCCATCTGACATTTCATTCCAATGTGGGATTTTACGAAGTGCAGGAAGAAACTCTCTCTTACATTGTTCAATTAAAAGTTCATCTGCTTCCTGTTGGGTCAAAGTATCTCCCATTTTAAATGGCGACCCATCTTTCTTACGGGTGGATCCCCAACCAATTGTGATTGGAAGTCCACCAGTCAGAGGATCTGGATATGCTTTTAAATGACATCCTTCAAACTCTTTAATGAGTTTGATGCCCATCATAGGCATATCATCGCCACCAGTTACGGGAGCTGCAACAGCGGGAACAGATGCTGGTGCAGCACTAGTCTTTTTTCCGCGATAAATGTCAGCCCACTCTACGTTATCACCAAGATATTCAACTGGAAGGTTGTCCTCTAACCACTGTACTGCTTTAACATGATTAGGATTTCTTTCATCATAGAATTGAAAGAAGTTGTGTAAATCTACTCTTGCCATGATTGTTCTCCTTTAGTATCAGTCAAAAATACGACCCCAACCATCGTTGCCACCTGGGCACCAGCGATGCTTAAGAACTGCTTTGGTGTAAATGGTCTTCTTACCATTTGTAACTGGACCAGTATAGTTATCGTTCAACGAACCATATGGATCATTTACATAGTATCCTTTACCGTCTGGTGTCTTACCGATTACAACACACATGTGCCCACCAGTAGGTGCAGAAAGAGAACCGCGATGCAGGATACCAATAACAACAGGTTTGCCAGCATCGAGACTTTTATCAACGTCAACAAAAGAAAGATTGTAACTAAAGTGTGACTTAACTCCATAACCTGCAAGTACCTTCGTTTGTACCGCATGGTCTGTAGTATCGCCAATCGCAAATACTTTCTTAACGTATTCGTCATCGCCTTTGATGCTACCTGGCTTGAGGAAAGCGAGGCACATAGCACACGATGAACTGTTGCAAGTTCTATGTGCATCTCTGTAGTTGTCTACTTGGTTAAAGTATGGAACTGCAAGAACTTCTGGAGTTGGTGGCTTAGTTCTAAAAATACCAATCCAATCAGTTTCTGCATCGTCTAGGAATTTTTCTGGAAGTTTATCTTCCAACCACTGAACGGCTGCAACATGGTTGGCGTTCTTCTCATCATAAAACTTAAAAAAGTTATGAAGATCTAGGGTCATAGTACTATTTTTTGCGACACCTTGCTATTTAGGATTATGCAAGTGTAATGTTTGCAGATCTCAACACACCATCTGTACCACGAACTTTGATTCTTAAGTTTGTGTTACTTGTTAGTTCAAAACTCATTTGAGAATTACTTGGTGGAGTCGATGTATTTGCAAGTCCTACTGTAGTAATTCCTGTAATAATCACATCACCACCTATAGTAAGTTTTGATGTTGCATTTGTGGTTCCTATACCGATATTACCAGTGGGTCCAGAATGTACATAAGTATTTCTGGTTTCATCAAAGACATAAACAACACCAGTTCCAGTAGTAGCACCTATTTCATCAGAACTAGCACCAACAATAATCGTCTTACCATCGGCACTTATTGCTACTGATCTTCCAAAGTTATCAGAAGCATCAACCGCAAGAGAACCAGTAAGAATTCCTACTTGATTAAATGAGTTTCCTTGTCTTTTAAAAATATAAACAACACCAGAACTAGCACCAGAACCTGTTTGTTCATCTTGATAAGCATTAACAACAATCGTTTTACCATCGGCACTTGTTGCTACTGAATATCCAAACCAATCATCAGAATCAACAGCAAGAGAACCAGTAAGAATTCCTACCTGATTGAATGAGTTTCCTACACGGTCATAGACATAAACAACACCAGTTCCAGTAGTAGCACCTATTTCATCAGATCTAGCACCAACAACAATCGTCTTACCATCGGCACTTGTTGCTACTGAATATCCAAAGAAATCACCAGAATTAACAGCAAGAGAACCAGTAAGAATTCCTACCTGATTGAATGAGTTTCCTACACGGTCATAGACATAAACAACACCAGAACTAGCACCAGAACCTGCTTGTTCATCAAACAAAACACCAACAACAATCGTCTTACCATCGGCACTTGTTGCTACTGACCATCCAAAGTTATCAGAAGCATCAACCGCAAGAGAACCAGTAAGAATTCCTACTTGATTGAATGAGTTTCCTATACGGTCAAAGACATAAACAACACCAGCTGCAGAACCAGAACCTGTTTGTTCATCCCGACTAGCACCAACAACAATCGTCTTACCATCGGCACTTGTTGTTACTGAATATCCAAATCTATCATCATCATCACTCGCAAGAGAACCAGTTAAAATTCCTACCTGATTAAATGAGTTTCCTACACGGTCAAAGACATAAACAACACCAGAAGCATCACCAGAACCTGTTTGCTCATCACCATAAGCACCAACAATAATCGTCTTACCATCGGCACTTGTTGCTACTGACCATCCAAAGTAATCAAAAGAATTAACCGCAAGAGAACCAGTAAGAATTCCTACCTGATTAAATGAACTACCTATACGGTCATAGACATAAACAACACCAGAACTATCACCAGAACCTGTTTGCTCATCATTATAAGCACCAACAATAATCGTCTTACCATCGGCACTTGTTGCTACTGAATATCCAAAGTTATCACCAGAAGCACTCGCAAGAGAACCAGTAAGAATTCCTACCTGATTAAATGAACTACCAGCAATACTTAAAGCAGAATTAGAAGTTTCACTATGAGAAGCATAGGATACTAAATGAGTTCCTGGTAGGTTTCTTAAATCACTTCCACCACCTATGAATTCTGTAGCAGTCACTACACCAACACTCATTCCAAGTGAAGAAGTATTTCCAAGACCTAATGTAGTATCAAGAGTTTGAGATCCACCACCACTAGATCCAGTAATAGTAGCAGTACCAGAAGCAAAACTTACACTTAAGTTTGCTCCAAAATCAATAGTTGTTGCTGTTCCTACTGAAGACCCATCATCCCTAATATTAACACCAGTACTACTCGCAACAATACCAGTAAGAGCACTACCATCAATCGCAGGAAGTGCTCCTGTTAATTGACCTGATGGAATATTGGTTAATCCAGAACCAGAACCAGAGAATGATGTTGCGGTGACGACACCAGTAATATTAACATCACCAGTAACTGTTAATTTACTAGTTGGATTTGTGGTGCCTATACCAACACCTGTAGAAGTTACTCTTACTTGTTCATTTGCGGCTAAAGTTCCACCAGCAAATAAAGAAAGATATTTACTTGCAGACGCTGCACCTATTGATAGGTTCCCATCAGAGGTATATAAGTATCCATCTAATGCACCATTAATTGTCCAACTAGTTGTGGTAAATCCTGCGTTATTAATACCAAGATCAATAAAATTAGATGTGTCTGTGCCACTATTTGCAGTTACAACAATATCACCAGAAGCATTTGCACCAGATAATGAGTTTCTTACATTTACCTGACCATACCCATTAACACTAGAAGTAAAATCAGCAATTGCATTCGCAAGACCTTGAGTAATAGTTGCACCCACACCACTCACTGTAAGTCTGTATGGTGGGTTACCTGCAGTGCTTCCAATACCTACAGATTCATTAATTGCGACTCCGTTCTGGAAAGTTTGGAATTTTAATACTCCGTTATAATATAACTCAACTCCAGCATCATTATTGAAGACTCCCATCAAAGCACCAGAAGTCTTCTTTAATTGGATTCCAGTACCACTATCTCGGATTATTAAGTTACCTACACTTGAATTATCGATATAACTATTATTTCCGTCATGAAAAATCTGCAATTCATCAGTATCTCCGATCAATAGAGTACTTTCGAAATGAACAGATTTTTGGAATGTTGAGGCTGCACCAACATTAATCGCAGAAGCAACTCCCACATTGTACACATTAATACTTGGAGTTCCGGTAAGTCCTTGTGCGACGGTAGAAATTCCAGAAGATGTTGAATATCCAGCAATTATAGAATAATCTCCAGATCCACCTCCACCACTTCCAGAAGCACTTATTGTTGCAATTCCAGATGACTGAGTAATTGTAACGTTGGATCCTGCAACTAATGATGTTATGACTCCTGTTAGATTTGATCCTGATCCGATATAGGAAGTTGCAGTTACAACACCAACATTGAGATTAGGTGTTCCTGTAAGTCCTTGTGAAACTGTAGATATTCCGGAAGATGTAGAATATCCTGCAATAGATGCATAAGTACTTACTCCAGAAGTTGGGGAGTAAGTTGCAATACCTGAAGTAATTGAATATGTGGATACGCCAGAAATGTTTGAATACGTTGATATACCCGAAGAGTTTGAGTAACTCACTAGGTTATTCCCATCTCCAAAAGTATTATAAATCTCAGAAAAATTTGAGTTTATTTTAATAGCACCAGTTAACAGGGAATCACCCAATCCATCATTAGGACTTGTTCCCGTATTAATACCCTGTCTGGCCATATTCTTTCAGATACTGTTTCTAAAGATATTTATGATCTCCCACCCCATTGGATATCCGAATAGGCAGCCGAGACATTTTCTTTAGAAATATTATACTTAGTTTGAAGTTTCTTATCCTTAACAAGCATAAGAATTTCAGCCTCAAGAGGATGAAGACCTTCAAGAATACTAATAAACATAGTCTCTCTCTTCATACTTGAAAGACGATCATTTCCACCTTTTACAAAATTATAAAAGTAAGTATATTCTTTTCTGATAGAAGTCCTACCCTGATCCTGAGATCCAATAGAATTAGAACCTAAGTCACTCATCATTTCAACAGATCTCTGGATGTTATCACTTAAATTTCCAGAACTCACATTTTGTTGACCTACACTTGAATAAGGAACTAATCCTTCTGGAAGAAGAGAAACAATCGTTTCATCAAAGTTCCAAATTAAAATTGTTTTGAGTGATGGATCAGAATATTTTTGGAGAATTTCTGACTTTTTTGTATTTGATTTCTGTTTTGCTGCAAGAGCAAGAACTTCAAATGTAAAAGGATTTGAGGGTAGTTCTTCTGAAACTACCCTCGGAATTTTGGTTTGAGTAGACATAAAACTTATTTCAATTCAGTTGTTACTAATATTTAGATCAGAGTTTGAATCCTGCAAAAGTATCTTTTTTTACATCCTGTTTGATGCCACCGACAACATAAGACTCAACTTCTGTTTCTTGTGGGGCTACCTGAAGACCCTTAGAAGAAATCCAGTGTTCAGTCCAAGGAAGTGGATTGTTCTTTGCAGGAATATCGTAAAGTGGTTTCAATCCAATCGACTTCATACGACGATTTGCAATCCACTCAACATAATTATTGAGAAGTTTATCATTCAAACCAATCATAGAACCATCTTTGAACAAATACTTGGCCCAAGACTTTTCCTCATTAACGCAATTTTCAAACGCAGTATTTACCCACGCCTCCTCTTCTCTAGCAATTTGTTGCATTTCTGGATCATCGCCTTCGCGCCACTTATTGAGGATGTTCTGAGTAATGACAAGGTGCTGATTTTCGTCTCTTGCGATGAGAGAGATAATTTTAGCGGATCCTTCCATAAGCTTGAGTTCACCAAACGCAAAGCTGCAAGCGAACGAGACGTAAAACCTGATACCTTCGAGAATATTGACATTTGCGATAGCACGATAAAGTTTTCTTTTTAATTCCATACGTTCATCTCTAGAATATCCTGCACCCTCTTGTGCAAACTTCCATGCATTAGAAGTTCCATATTCTTGTGCGGAATTAATGAAATCATCATAAGCACCGGTGACATTAGTTGCACGGCTCATAATTTTTTCATCATCTAGAATTGTATCAAACACTTCACTGGGGTCAGAATAAATGTTTTTGATGATGTAAGTATATGAACGGCTATGAATCATCTCCATAAACCCCCACACTTCCATACATGCCTCTAGTTCAGGAAGAGAACAATAAGGAATGAATGCCATACCAGGACCACGACCCTGAACAGAATCGAGCATGATCTGATACTTCAAGTTAGAAGTGAAGATGTGTTTCTGTTCAGGACGAAGAGATTGATAATCACCACGATCCTTTTGGAGGGAGACCTCTTCAGGCCTCCAGAAATATCCAAGTTGTTGTTGGGTCAACTTGTCGAATACTGGATATTTGTAGTGATCATAACGTTGCAAACCTAGTGGTTGTCCAAAAAACATTGGTTGTTTGCGGGTATCAACATCGGTGCTGGTGTTGAATACGGTCATTCCTTGTACCATTTGTAACTCCTGTTCTTTACTAGATTTTGCAACTTTCACAATCTTCCTCACTAGAATTCATAATTTCCTCAACTAATTTATCCAACTGTTGTTTAGTGGTATCTTCTTTTACCTCATCAGTCTTATGATCATAAGTGTTCTGATAATAACTCGTCTTCCATCCAAACTTGTAAGTTCTGAGAAGATCTTGAGCCATTACTGAGACTGGAACTTCATTGTCTGCGTAGTTTTCTGGATTGTAGGACCAGTTTCCACTGATGGCTTGGTCAAAAAACTTTTGCATGACGGCAACGACGTTAATATAACCAGTGTTGTCAGGCATGTCCCATAGAAGAGTATAATTATTTTTGAGTGATCCATACTGAGGTACGATTTGTTTGAGTGGACCTTTCTTAGACTTCTTAACGGACAAGTATCCGCGAGGTGGTTCGATACCGTTGGTTGCATTTGACACAACGGAACTGCTCTCCGATGGCATCTGTGCGGACAATGTTGAGTGCCTGAGACCGTGTTCCAGGATGGATGTTCTAAGACTTTCCCAATCATGATTGTAATCGACGGATGAAATTTCGTCTACGTCCTTCTTGTATGTATCAATAGGAAGATGTCCCTCAAAATATTTTGTACGATTGAAGTCAGTACAAGCACCCTTTTCTTTGGCCAACTGATTAGAAGATTTGAGTAGATAGTACTGGAATGATTCAGTCAACTCATGAGTCATGTCCCAAGCTTGTTGAGAATCATACTTGACTCCATGTTTTGCAAAGTAGTGTGCAAGTCCAATGTATCCAACTCCAAGAGACCTGCGAGCTTTGGTAGCAAGTTCTGCAGCATTAACTGGGTACTCCTGATAATCAATCAACTCTTCAAGACTACGAACTGCAAGATCACAAAGTTCTTCAAGATCATCAAGTTCACGAATCTTACCAACGTTAACTGCAGAAAGAATACAAAGCGCAATCTCACCCGCAGCATCATCAATATGTTGAATGGGATCTGTAGGAAGAGTGATTTCCTGACAGAGATTACTCATCCACACCTTATCAATGAACGATGAGTGAGAGTTACAATGGTCAATATTCATAATGTAAATACGACCCGTTTCCGCACGTTCTTTTAGAATACTCAGAATAAGTTCTTGAGCGCGGACAGTTTTTCTTGGAATAGACTCATCTCGTTCTGCAGCCAAATAGAGATCATCAAACTCAGGAAGCCCGAAAGCATCAGAAACTGACTGTACATCATGAGGTGAGAAGAGGGACATTTCCTCATCATTAATGAATCTTTCATAAAAAAGTCTGGAGAATTGAATTGAATAATCTAGTTTACGAACACGATTATCTTCGGTTCCTTTATTATTCTTAAGAACAATAATATCTTCTATTTCTTTGTGCCAGATTGGGAAGTGGACAGTTGCTGATCCACCTCGGATGCCATTTTGAGTGCAGCATCGGACAGTTGCTTCAAACTTTTTGAGAAATGGAACAACGCCTGTATGCTGTACTTCTCCACCTCTGATTTTAGCGTTGATGCCCCTGATGCGACCTGCGTTGATACCGATACCCGCCCTTTGTGCGACATACCTACCAATAGCCATATCAGAGCTAAAGATAGAATCGAGGGTGTCATCAACATCAACAAGAACACAACTAGCAAATTGTCGAAGTGGTGTTCTAACTCCTGCCATGATGGGAGTGGGGATGTTGATTCGGTGTTTGGAGATTGCATTGTAGTACCTACGAACGTAGTCCAGTCTATTCTCTTTGGGATATTCTGCAAAAATTGTTGCAGAAATCAACATGTACATATACTGGGGAGTCTCATAAAGATTCCCAGAACTTCTATCTTGCACAAGGTACTTGTCAACTACCTGACGTAGGCCTGCATAAGTGAACAAGAAGTCACGGTCATGATCAATCCATGAATTAATCTTCTCCCACTCCTCATCAGAATACTTTGCGGGGAGAAGTTTGTCATAAATTCCACTACAAGCACCATGCATTAGGTGATTATAGATATGAGGAAAACCTTGATTCCACGAAGGGCCGAACACCTGTTTGTAAAGTCCAAACAGAAGAAGTCTAGCCGCAACAAATTGGTAATTAGGTGTCTCAAGATCAATAAGATCGGATGCAGAACGAATCAGGATTTCCTGAATCTCTGCAGTGGTAATACCATCATAAAATTGGATACCTGACTGCATTTCCACTTGAGATGCAGAAACACCAGCGAGACCGCTGCACGCTTCTTCTACCATCTTATGAATTTTGTCTAGGTTCAGGTTCTCAGTATTTCCGTTTCTTTTTACAACTTTGGTCCCGTTACTCATGTCTTCTTCCAACTAGTAAGTTTTGTTTTAGCTTGTAATCCACTATAGACATTGGATTCTATCATAGATTGAACGTTAAGTCCAGATAAAATCATATCGTTAATGTCTTTTTGTTGTATTGTGTCAGGCCAAATGACAATTGGAAATTTCCAATCTATCGCCTTCTCCATTCTATCAACAATTTGTTTGTTTCGTTTTTCATTATCGTAAACCATCACAAATTCTGTTTCAAAGTTTGAAACGAAAAACATCTTGTCTATATCTGCACCGACCATTGCAATAGAGTTATCAATGAACATACTATCAAAAGGGCCTTCTACAATATAAACCGTTTTATTCCAGTCAACCTTATCCAAACCATAGATCTTGGGGTGGTGGTCATCCAAAATGATTGTGATGTACTTAAGTTTTGATTTTGGATTGAGCGATCTCCCCTGAAACCCGAATATCTTTCCGTGATTCTTTAAGGGAATTATGATCCTTGGTTCTTCATTCTTTAGATTTTCAAAAGTATATTTTTGAGAATTAGTCCATTCCTTGAACTTTTCGGCGAAGTAAAGTTCGCCCAGATACTTAACGGGAATTCTTCGGTTGTCTAAAAATTGTCTTGCGGGGTGTGTTGTATTTAGTTCTGAAATTTTTGGCAGATCAAAATCCTTTTGAGTAAAAACTGGTTTATCAAATTTAAACACTTGGGGTTCTGGAGTGTTTGATCCTTTGCCGGTGGCACCAGCCTTATACCTCTCAAAGACGTATTGATCATGCAATGCGGGGTCAACATCCTTCAGGAAGTTTGTGAAGGTTCTGGAGACGCCACAGTTGTGACACTTGAAGTTATGATCGTTCTTCAGTTGATACAGATATCCCCTGGCTTTATTTTTATGTCTTTCAGAATCTCCGCAATATGGACAACGAAAGTTATATAAACCTGTCTTCTTTTTTGCAAATTTCTGGAGTTTGACCGAAACTAATCCAATGTATTTGGTGTCAATAAGACTCATCGTGTAGTATTTTGGATCTGTGTTGATCCATTATACTGCGGTGGAAGGATCCTGTCAATGAAATGGGGAAGAATTCCAACGACTACCACTGCGATTGCAGCAATTCCACCCATTTGCCATTTAAATTTTTTAAGTTCTTCTACTGATGTTTCTATTTTTTCAATTCTTTTAATTACCGTTACATGATCTTCTTTATTTTCTTCTTTCATATCCTCAATCATTTTAATGATTAAGGTATCTGACTTTATACTCTGTTCTATTCTTTCATCATGTTTTGCAAGAATCATTGCAATACGATTATTTCCTTCCGAAATTTTATCTACCGCTGACTCTAACTTAGATAACATTTCGCGGGACAGGTCTTCATAAATGTTAAGTTTAGATTCAAGAACCGCTAGTTTTGATTCTTGGGAGAACATCGTACTATACCTTCTTCTTAGATGTTAATGATTTTCTATATTGGGGAGGCAATCTTCTCATTATTTTACTTCTACCATCAGGTTTCATCATAGGATCAAATCCAGCAACTGGACCTTTTGGATCTGCAGAACCCGTAAATCCTCCAGTACCAACAACCATACCCTCTTCCATGAGGTTACGGATAATATTAATTGCATTTTGGAGAACGTGGTCTTTCATATTCTATTGAGATCTCTGAGACAATCTTCATCTAGTGGAATATCATGTAATGTTGATCTTGGATATTCAGGTAGTCTTCCAAGATATACTACAAAACTTTTTATAACTGGCCACAAATCCCTATCAATTTTGTAGAATAAAAGAGGAGTTGCGGCTTCTCCAAAAACATTATAAAGAATAATAAAATGATTCATAAGGAGATGAGACTTTAAAATACCAGTAGTTTTATACCTTTTTAAAAGTCTCTTCACCCACTTAAATCTTTTTAAATCTTCATAAAAATCCTCTTGCGTCACCGCATGAGGATTCTCGTAATGTTTTATTGCAAACATTATATAATTATCTTCGTTCAATTCATTAAATCTCATAATCTAATCATATTATCAGGAAACTGCGGATGTTGTTACGATTCCACTACCACCAGCACCGGTTACTTCAGTAGAGATAAAGATCTTATCAGAAGCAACTGCGGTTGAAGTATCAGTGATGATACCAGCGATTGTTTGGCCAGCGACTACAAGAGTTTGTGCAGCAGCAGGAGTTGTGAACGCAAACCCTACAGTCTTGTTTGCAGTAGTTGTGGTTGCATAAGCAACTAAAGTACCTGCAATAGACGCGGTTACATTGAGAGTAGCGGCAAGATTCTTAACGTCTACTTTCTCATTATACTGAACGTAAACTGTTCCAGTAGAAGATGTTGAATAACCAGTTGCACCAAGGTATACACGAACGATAGTTGCGTTACCAAGACCAGCAGTTGTAGAACCTGCACCAGCTAGTCCACCGATTGCACAAAGAACCTCTTCGTTACCATCTGCATGTCTGATCACCCAACCTCTCTCATCAGCAAAACACTCATTGAGATCATTAGCTGGTTTATCGCCTGCGCGTAACCACTTAGGTCTTGATTCGTCTGAAGTAGAATTTCCCCAAAGAGGCATCGGTTTTCTCCAA